CACCGCGGGCACCGTGCTCGTCGGCGCCTTCAAGCAGGGCGCGACCGTCGTCACCAAGGCCGGCGAGGGCGCCCGCATCGAGGTCTTCCGCGGCGACCATGACGACGCTATCTACAACCGCGTCACCGTCGTGGTCGAGGAGCGCATCGCCCTCGCCACCCGCTACCCCAAGGCCTTCGTCAAGATCACCGAGGCCGCTTCCTAATCAGTCCGAACAGGGGCGGGGGAGACCCCGCCCCGCTCAATGAGGGGAGGGGCCATGCTCCGCATCTACCGCGCCCCGAACGGGCGCACATACCAGTACGAGGAGGGCGAGCAGCCCGAGGGATACGAGCCCGTGGACGCCAAGGCCAAGCCCGCCGCCAACAAGTCGCGCCGCGCGGCCAACAAGAAGGTCGCAGCCGAGAAGAAGGACTAGCCATGATCATCACCCCATGGGGCTACGACATCGACGCCGAGTCCATGCCGCCCATCATCGACGCCGACCAGTTCGACGAGCTGACGGGCGGCAGGTGGACGGGCGACGAGCGCGTCCAGCCGTGCATCGCGTCCGTGACCGCCGCCGTCCGCGGCTACTGCGGATGGCACGTCGGACCGTCGTGCAGCTGCGTCGCCGTCCTCGACGGCGAGCCGGGCGACATATGGCTGCCCGTCGTGCGCCTCTCGGCGGTCGAGTACGTCAAGGTCGGCGGCGAGGAGGTCGGCGTGCGCTCGTTCTCCCGCTGGGGGTGCATCCGCACGGAGTCCTGCATCCCGCGCGAGCTCGGCAACGTCGAGGTGAAATTCACCGCTGGCATCCCCGCCGACTCCATGCCCGACCTGCAGGCCGCCATCGCGTCGGCGGTCACCAACGCCATCGCGCTCACGTCCTACGGCGTCTCGCAGGAGACCGCGGGCGACGTGTCCATCAGCTACAGCGGCTCCGCGCTCTCCAACCAGGGCATGCTGCTGCCCGCCAACGTGCGGGCGGCGCTGCAGCCGTACAGGGCGGTGAGGGCGCATGCCGTTTAGCTGGTTCGACCGCACCGTCACCGTGCGCCGCGCCCCGATCGTCGCATACGGCACGAGGCGCGAGCGCGACTGGTCGCAGGCATCGGAGCACAGGGTCGCGGAGTGCGCCCTCGTGCGCCCCTCGTCCTCGACCGACTGGCGCGACCCCGCGAGGACCCGCGCCATCGACAAGCTGCTCATCGCTCCGCACGGCTCCGACATCCGCGAGGGCGACCGCATCTCCTACGGCGGGCGCACCTACGAGGTGGACGGCATCGCCGAGGACCGCGAGAGCCCGACGGGCGCCGTGTCGCACATGCGCGCCGCGCTCGTCGCGTGGAGCGGGTGATCGCATGGCGAAGGTCCGCATACAGGTCGAGATTTTGCGCGATGGCGTCGCCGACCTCATGAAGTCCGACGCGATCGTCGCCGCCGTTGACGCGGCGGCCAAGCGCATCGAGCGCGCGGCTGGCCCCGAGTTCCATGCGAAGCCCGCAATCCTCAAGGACGAGCGCGCGGTCGCGCTGGTTGTCCCTGTCGGCAGGAAGGGCCGCATCGTCGAGGCCCGCGAGAAGCGTCTTAGCAAGGCGGTGACAGCATGCAAATCGTCAGCCCGATAGACATCGAGGCCGCGGTCGCGGCTGAGCTCGCGGACGTGCTGCCCGAGGGCGTTGCCGTCACGGCCTACCCGCCGCCCGACTCGTTCTCCTCGACCACCGTATCCGTCTACTCGCTCGGCTCGTTCGAGCAGTCGCCCGTGAGCGACGCCTACGACATCGTCGCGTACGTGTGGGCGCCGACCTACTCGCAGGCGTACTCCACCGCGTTCGAGGTGAGCGGCGCCATCCGCGCCCTGCGCTTCAACGCGGCGCACACCGTGTTCAGCACGTCCGAGGCGAACGCGCCCTACGAGGACCCCGACCCCGACAGGCAAACGCTCAAACGCTGCACCGTGCGCGCCACCGTCGGCGTGCGCGGCGTCGGCATGACACTACAGTAAGGAGGCCGCCATATGGCAGGCGTCAATTCAAACAAGGTCTACCTGCTCGGTCCCGACCAGTCGAGCACCGTAGGCGCAATCTACACCGCACCCGTCGGCACGGCCAAGCCCACCGACGCGCGCACCGCGCTCCCGAACACGTGGGCGTCCGGCGGCTACATCTCCGAGAGCGGCATCACGCTCAACATCAGCCGCTCCAACACGTCCATCAAGGATTGGGGCCTGAACAACGTCCGCGTGGCCACAACCGACTTCGGCTGCACCATCACGGGCGAGTTCCTGCAGATCGACGAGGCCGCCGCGAAGAACCTCGTCGGCGCGGCCAACGTCGCCAAGACCGCGGCGAGCACCACGCACGGCGAGCAGCTGACCATCTCCATCGGCCCCGAGCTGCCGCCCGAGCAGGCGTTCTGCATCAACATGAAGGACGGCGACCGCCGCGGCCGCATCTGCGCCCCCAACGCGCAGGTGACCGAGGTCGGCTCCCCGACCTTCGTGCCCTCCGCGGGCAACGTGTGGCCCTTCACCATCAGCTGCTACGACGACGGCACGGGCCACAGCGTCTACGTCTACTTCGACGACGGCGCCACCACCGCCTAGCGGACGGAAGGGGAGGGGAACATGTCAGTCAAGATCAGCACCAAGGACGCCCCGCGCTACACGTTCGAGGTCGACGGCACCGAGTACGCCATCCCCGCGATGGGGTCGCTGCCCGTGCCGTTCCTCCGCAAGTACGCGACGGCGCCCGGCTCGGACGACCTCGGAATCGACCTCATGCTCGACCTGCTCGCAACGCAGACCGTCCGCACGTCGGACGGCTCCAAGGCGGACGGCCTCGCCGACATCCTCGGGATGGAGGCGGTCGTCGCCATCATGGCGGACTACGTGTCGGGCAGCACGGACGACCTGGGGGAATCCTCGGCCTCATCCGATTAGACACCGAGACGGATGGGGCATTGACCGCCGACATGATGGAGCGCCTGGGCATCACGCTCGAGGGCGCTCCATCGTTCGGCTGGCACGCCGTGTCCCTGTGGGCGCGGCACCTTTCCGAGGGCAGCGCAGTGTGGCGCGCCCTCCATCCCGAGCATGCGGCGTTCGCGTCGGAGCTGGGCCGCGCAGCGATCATGGCGGACATCTTCGACGCGGTGCTGCATACCGCAGCGACCATCGCGGCGGCGCACGGCGGCAAGCCGCGCCAGCCCAAGCCGTACCCGCGCCCCGGCGCGAGGGACAGGCGGAGCATGGGCTGCGGCGCCATCCCCGTGTCGTCGTTCGACGAATGGTTCTATTCAGAAGACTAAGGGAGGTACGCGATGGCGCAGAACGGCGCAGACGCCACCGTCGCCAAGGCATACGTCCAGATCATCCCGTCCGCACGCGGCATCAAGGAGAACGTCACCGACGTCATCGCCAAGGAGGGCGCGACCGCGGGCGAGGGCTTCGGCGCCAACTTCGGCGCGGGGCTCAAGAAGCTCGGCGGCGCCATCGTCACGGCGGTGAAGGTCGCGGGTGCCGCGGCTGTCGTCGCAGGCGCGGCCATAACGAAGATGGCGGTCGACTCCTACGCGGACTACGAGCAGCTCACGGGCGGCATCGAGACCCTCTACAAGGACTCCGCCGACGCCGTCCTCGCCAACGCGCAGCAGGCGTTCAGAACCGCGGGCATGAGCGCGAACGAGTACATGGAGACGGTCATGCAGTTCAGCGGCTCGCTGCTGCAGTCCGTCGGCGGCGACACCGTAAAGGCCGCGCAGATGGCCGACATGGCCCTGCGCGACATGAGCGACAACGCCAACAAGATGGGCACCGACATCGAGCGCCTGCAGGACGCCTACCGCGGCTTCGCGCGAGGCAACTTCACCATGCTCGACAACCTGTCGCTCGGCTACGGCGGCACCCGCTCCGAGATGGAGCGCCTGCTCGCGGACGCGGAGGCCATCTCGGGCATCCACTACGACATCTCCAGCTACGCCGACATGGTGGACGCCATCCACGTCATACAGACCGAGATGGGCATCACCGGCACGACCGCCGAGGAGGCCGCATCCACGATCAGCGGCTCGTGGAACGCGCTCAAGGCGAGCTGGGACAACCTGCTCGTGAGCCTCGCGGGCGGCGGCGACGACATCGAGACCGCCGTGCAGGCGGTGTTCGACTCGCTGCTCACGTGGCTCGGCAACATCGGCCCGCGCGTCCTCGAGGCCGTGCAGGGCATCATGGCCGCCATCCCCGCCGTCATCGAGACGGCGTGGCCGACGGTCAGCTCCGCGTTCATGGGCTTCATCGAGGAGACGTTCGGCAGCGAGACGGCGGGCGCCATCACGGAGTTCGCCGACATGGTGCGCGAGAAGTTCGGCGGCATGATGGAGCGCATCTCGCAGCACCTCGCCGACTTCCAGGCGGTGATGGACGAGAAGGTCGTCCCCGCGTTCAACACGCTCAAGGAGACGCTGCAGCCCATCATCGACGTGGTCGTCCCCGCGGTCATCGAGGTGCTCGCACAATTCGGCAGCGCCGTCGTGGGGCTCCTGCCCATCATCGCCGACTTCGTGGGCGGCGTCCTCATCGTCTTCAACAACCTGCTCGTCATCGCGCAGATCGTGTGGGGGGGCATCAAGACGACCATCGAGGGCGTCGTGGGGTTCGTCGTATCGCTCGTGGAGGGCGACTTCGAGGGCATGGCCGAATCGCTGTCGGGAATATGGGACGGCATCAAGTCGACCGCGTCCTCCGTGTGGGAGGGCATCAAGTCGGTCGCGTCGACCGTATGGGACGGCATCAAGTCCGCCATCGAGGGGCCCATCAACACCGCGAAGAGCACCGTCAAGAACGCCATCGACGCGATCAAGGGCTTCTTCAACTTCGAATTCCATTGGCCGCACATCCCGCTCCCGCATTTCAGCATCAGCGGCAGCGCCAACCCGCTCGACTGGCTCTCGGGCGGGCTCCCGCACATCAGCGTCAGCTGGTACGCCAAGGGCGGCATCGTGGACGGCGCCACGCTCATCGGCGCGGGCGAGGCGGGACCCGAGGCCATCATCCCGCTCTACGAGCCCTACTTCTCCAAGTGGGGTGACATGATAGCCGAGCGCATGGACGTCGGCTCCGGCACGGTCAACAACTACTACATCGACGGCAACATGGTCGCGGCGGACGCCGCGCTGGCTGCGGCGCTCGACACCGTGGCGCAGCGCGTCGGCGGTCGCAGGAGGATGGGGGTGGCGTAAATGGCCTACTACTCCAAGAACGGCTCGGGCATCGATTCCAACGCCTACATCTACGTCCAGCTCCAGGTCACCCGCACCGACTACCCGACCTACTCGCACTTCTCCGTGAAGTCCGTCGCCGTCTCGGACACGGGTTCCTCGGGATTCATCCGAGGGCAGGTCACGACCAACCAAGGCGGCACTTCATGGACCGCATCGACGGGGTGGAAGGACGTCTACTACAACGGCACCACCACCCTTGCGACCGCGACGTTCGACGTGACGCGCGGGGCATCGGACAAGACCGCCCGCATCGGCGCATACGCGGAGGGCGGCGGCACGGGCATCTACGCCGGAGGCACCGACTACGCATGGCTGAACGTCACGGTTCCGAAGGTGCTCGCCCCGAACGCCCCCACGGGGTGCACCGCGACATACGTCTCCGACTCGCAGGCGTCCGTCTCGTGGACGAACGGTGCCACTGACTCCGACCATCCGAGGGACGCGACGCTCGTCGAGCGCAGGGACGGCTCGAACGACTGGGCGCAGGTCGCATCCGCGTCGGGGACGGCCTCGGGCTACACCGACAACGGCATCTCAGCGAACGGGCAGTACCAGTACCGCGTCCGTGCGAAGAACGTCGCGGGGTACTCCGCGTACTCCACGAGCGGCAGCATCTACACCACGCCTGCGGCTCCCGCTTCCGTGACGCTCGACAAGACCGCCGCGACCACCGTGCAGGTGGACGTGACGGGGACGTGGGGATATGCGGTCACCTACGACATCGAATCGACCTACGACGGCGGCTCCACGTGGGCATCCGTCGCAACATCGACCTCGCTCCCGTACTCCGCCACGGTCGGCGCGGGCACCGTGAGGTTCCGCGTCCGCGCCGTGAGGGGCGCGCTGGCATCCGACTGGACGCTCTCGGCGTCGCTCGTCACGGTCACGCCGCCTTTGGCTCCGACCATCGTCTCCGCCCCTGCGGGGTCAATCGCCAACGGCTCGACCGCCACGGTGTCGTGGACGCCGAACCACCCCGACGGCTCCGCGCAGGAGGCCGCGCAGGTGAAGGTCACGTATCCCGGCGGCACATCGACGACCTACAGCGTCACCACCGCCACGAGCTGGACGTCCAGCGCCCTCACCGCGAACGGCACGTACACCGTGCAGGTGCGCACCAAGGGACTCGACCCCTCGTATGGCGAGTGGTCGCAGACGGTCTCGTGGGGCGTGGCGAACCCGCCTGCGGTCGTCATCACATCCCCTGCGACGGATGGCACGGATATCGTGGCTCTCCCGCTGAACGTTGCATGGACGGTCACCGACTCCACGGGCGTCTCGACTCAGCGCATCATCATCGAGGGCGATGGGGGCGAGATACTCAATCGAACGCTCGCGGGAAATGTGCGCACCGTCGCGCTCAACGCATCCGACGTGGCATTGGAGGACGGGCAGACCTACACCATCCGCCTGCGGGTCATGGGCGGCAGCGGACTCGTGACCGAGCAGACGCGAATCTTCGACGTGGCATGGCTCGCTCCCGCAGCTCCCGTGCTGCAGCTGACCGAGGGCGAGGGCAGCTCCGCCACCATCGACGTGATGGATACGCGCTACTCCGAGAGCGGCGCGACCATCGCAGTGGACGGCTCCGCAATCGCCGACAGCTTCACCGTGTTCGGCAGTAGCACGCAGGACGGAACGCCCACTCCGAGCGCACCCGTTCCCATCGTATCGGTCGCGGACGGCGGCACCCTCAACGTCAAGACCAAAGACTCCGCGGACGTCACCACCACCTACCCCATCGACCTCCAAGGCAACGCGCTCCGCTCGTTACCCGACGGCACCGAGGACGTGCTGGAAGTGGACGGCGAGGGGAACGTCACGCTCACCAAGCGGGTGGGCATGGCTGTTATCGACGGCGTGAACGTCAAGGCGAGAGCCATCACCAACTACTCGCCGAACGTCCGCGCGGAAATAACCTTGCCGAACCAAGCCACGGTTGGCTTCGGGGATGCGAGGTTGAACACCTACGCTGACAAGTTCTCGGTATCCTCCGCACCAGTGAATAGTCCAGCGCGACCGGCCTCGGAGTACACATTCGAGCTGTACTCGAGCTACAGTTTCGCAGTTATCCCGATAAGCGCGTTGAGCGCGGCATCGGCGGACGCTGTCAATGAATGGTTCGCAAGTAACCCCGTCACCGTGCTCTATCCTCTTGCAACCCCGCAGGAAATCGACCTCGGCGCCGTATCCGACTATCCATTCATCCCCGATGGCGGCGAGATGTGGGTGGACGGAGCCACGATGGAGGCGGTGCTTCGGCCTGCGGACTACGCGGGACAGCCGACCATCCAGAGCGTCGACGTGCAGCGCGTGAACGCCGATGGCACGGCATGGACGGTCGCAACCGGTCTGACCGTGGGCGGCAGCTGCATCGACCCGCTCCCTCCGCTGGGGGTTCCCGTGACGTACAGGGCGACCTCGTCGGCTGCATCCGGCTCGACCGCATCGGGCGAGTTCACCGAGACGTTCGGCGGAAGGGATTGGGTGCTCAACTTCGGCAACGCGGCGCAGGAGACGATCATGCTCCGCTACAACCCCGAGGCGTCCTACTCGCTCACGCAGGGCGGCACGTCCTACCACTTCGCCGACGGCGGAGCAGGCGGCGGACGCCCCGTGTTCTACCCGACGACCGACCGTGACGAGAGCGGCGCTCTGAAGTTCGCCACCATCGGCAAGGACGACGCGGACAGGCTCCGCGCCCTCTGCGACCGCTACCCCGTCGCGTGGCTCCGCGACCCGTTCGGGCACCGCTGGCGCGCGCACGTCAAACCCTCGTGGTCGCACGGCGTGGGGCAGCTGTGGCCCGTCGGCATCGACTGGGACGCCGTGAGGTGGACGGAGGCGTGGGATGGCTGATTGGCTCTCACCCTTCACCGCCACGTACCGCTTCATGCGCGTGTCCCGCGCCACCGGCTACGAGACGCAGCAGCTGGACGGCATCAAGGGCGGCACGCTCCAGCTCAACCAGGACACCGCCACGTTCGAGAGCGCGACGCTCGGCACCGCGCGGTACTTCGACCTCGGCAGCGACCTCGTGCGCTGCTACCTCGATGCAGAGTGGGACGACGGCACGGCGGAATCGGTGTGCCTGGGGACGTGGCTCGCCACCATCCCCGGGCGCTCCGTGGACGGCGTGCAGGAGACCTGCACCGCCTACTGCGACGGGCGCTTGCAGGAATTGCAGGACGACAGCTTCTCCGCGCCCGCGATCGTGGACGCTGGGGAGAACATCGTCTCCACCGCAGCGGCCATCGCGCGGCAGGCTGGGCTGACCGTCGTGGCGACGCCATCCGACAAGGCGCTCGGCGCCGCATGGTCGTTCGGCCTGCAATCGCAGGGCGACGAGGACGGCGGCTCCAAGCTGGATGCCGTCAACTCCCTGCTCTCGCTGGCGGGGTACTCGGCGGCGTCCACCGACGTGCTCGGCAGGGTCGTCATGGCGCCCTATGTCGACCCCGACCGCAGGACGCCCGTGTGGACGTTCGAGGAGGGAATAAACGCCACGTTCCTAGGCAAGGCCGACGAGGAGCGCGATTCACGCGACGTATGCAACGTCGTGCTCGCCATATACGAGAGCGACGAGCAGACCACCATCGGCGAGGCGGTGGACGACGACCCCATGAGCCCGTACTCGACCGTCTCGCTCGGTCGCCGCAAGGTCGCCAAGTACAGCTACAACAGCACCGCGACGCAGGCGGAGGCGGACGCGAAAGCCGCCGAGCTGCTGAGAACGCAGCAATCGACCATCCGCCGCGTCAAGCTGTCGCACGTCCACTGCCCCGCGAGGGTCGGGGACGTCGTGGAGGTGAAGTGGCCCAGCGCGGGGATAAGCGGCACCTACGTCGTGCGCACGCAGACCGTCGACATAGGCTCGGCGGGATGCCTCACGCAGAGCGAGCTCCGCGCGTTCGAGAGGAGGACGGATGGCTGACCTCGTGAACGCCTCGGCGCAGGCGATAGCCGACGCGCTGGCACCGTCCCCGCAGGCACCAGCCGCCCGATGGCGGTGGGGCAGCGTCGTGTCCGTCAACGCCGACGGCACCATGAACGTCTCGATAGGCGGTGCCACCGTGCCGTCCATCCGCTGCGCCCAGCACGTCATGGGCGCGAATGTCGGCGACCGCGTGAGGGTGCTCTACTGCGGCACCGAAGCGATGGTGGACGCGGTGAGGGCATCGTCGGCGCTCATGTCCGTCCCTTCCCCGAGCATGGATGCGGACACGAAGGCCGCATGGCTCGCCGCGCTCGGCATATCCGAGCTGTTCCACTTCGAGACGGTCAAGAGCGCGGAGGCGAGCATCGGCGAGGGCGTTATCCGCGAGTTCACCGCGACCGCACCGACCGTCGCGGGGATGACGTGCAGGGGAATCGTGCAGACGTGGTACGACGGCAGCGGCAAACCGCTCATCGGCGCGTCGTGGCGCACATCAGCCGATGAAACCATCCATGCGCGTGTCCGAGCCAACAGCTCATCGACCATCCGCGTGTGGTGGCTTCTGCTCTACACACCCGATTTCCTCACGACCTACGGCGACTGGCCTGAGTAAGGAGGAAGCCTATGGAAGTCATTCAACCCTACATCCTCGGCTGGCTCATCCCGACGCTGCTCTCCGCAGCCGTGGGGTACCTCGCCGCGGCCATCAAGAGGATGCGGGCGGACGCGGAGGAGGGCAAGGAGATGCAGGAGTTCATCCTGCTCACCGTGTGCCGCCTCGCCATCTACGACGACCATTTCAGCGTCGACGAGAAGGTGGACGCCTACCGCACCTATAGGGCGCACGGCGGCAACCATCAGACCAAGAAGTACATGGACGAATTGTTGGGCGAGGATGCGGACGCATACCTCGCACGGCACGAATAGGAGGCAATCATGCAGTACTTCCTTCCAGATTGGGCGTATCAGCTCGGAAAATGGCTGGGTTTGGTCGCCTGCCCCGCGCTCGCCGTGTTCTACGGCACCGTCGCGCCCGCGTGGGGCTGGCCCTTCCCCGAGAACGTCGTGCTCACCATCAACGCCGTGGGAGTGCTCATCGGCGTGCTCATCGGAGCGTCCCAGCTCACCGCGAAGGAGGAGTAGACATGCCTAGCGCAGAGGAATTGGAGCAGCTTCTCGAAGTCGGCGAGATGGAGAAGCATCTAGACGCGATGGAGATTAGCAGGCTCCATCAGATGGACGAGGCTGCGAAGATCATGGACGCCCACGACAAGGAGGACGAGCATGGGAACCAAGACCCAACTTCTCGACTGGTGTAGGCGTCAGCTCGGCACGGTCGGCGGCAGCAAGTACTGGCAGGACGTCAAGGGATGGAGCGGCGGCGGGCTTCCGTGGTGCGCCATCTTCTGCTCGGACGCCCTCAAGCAGACGAACACGCCCTGCAACTACTTCCCGTCCACCGTCGCGTTCGACGCCCGCGACAAGTCGGTCATCGGCTCCGCGCTCGTCAACCGCTACAGCCTCCAGCCGGGCGACATGGTGAGCTTCGACTGGGACGGCGACGGCGGCGGCGACCACGTGGGCATCGTGGAGAAGGTGCTCGGCGACGGCGTGTACCAGACCATCGAGGGCAACGTCTCCAACAGCGTCGGTCGCAGGACGCGCTACGCATCGAACATCCTGTTCGGCATCCGCCCGCGCTACGACGCGGAGAAGAAGGAACTGAAGGCCCTGCCGCTCTTGAAGAAGGGTGACAAGGGCTTCGCCGTGGGCGTGCTCCAAAGGCTGCTCATCCTGCGCGGAATCGCCACGTTCACCAACCCGGATGAGGTTTTCGGCGATAAGACCGAAGCATCTGTCAAGAAGTTCCAGGAGCTCGTCGGAATCTACCCCGACGGCATGGTCGGAGCTAAGACGTGGCCCGCGCTGACCTCGAAGTGAGCGACGAGCAGATAGAGAGCATCCTGCTCGCGTGCATGTGCGTCGCGGGCATCATCTTGCTCACACTCATCATAGCCCGATGATCGCGGC